GTTGCCGAAGCGTCCGGTTTGTCCAAGACCGACGCCACGAAGGCCGTCGACGCCGTGTTCGACAGCATTGCCGAATCCTTGAAGAACGGTGATGAGGTCCGTCTGGTCGGCTTCGGCACCTTCGCGGTCGCTGAGCGTCCCGCGACCGAAGGCCGCAACCCGCGCACCGGCGAGAAGATCGATATCCCGGCGTCCAAGCAGCCGAAGTTCAAGGCCGGCAAGACTCTGAAGGACGCCCTGAACTAAGCGCTTATCAGCGCTTGAAGTTTTTGGCCCGCTCAGGGCATAGTGCGGCCGGCCGGGCACCCACCCGGCCGGCTTGCCTTTGAGTGCGAAGGCAGGTTCGTTTCGGGCGATTAGCTCAGCGGTAGAGCGTCTCGTTTACACCGAGAATGTCGGGGGTTCGATCCCCTCATCGCCCACCAATCTTTTCAATAACTTAGTGGTAATTCCAAGGCCCCTTCAAGGGGCCTTTGTCGTATCTAGGTGACAACTAGGTGACAGGCGGTGCTGACTTGCGCCAGAGAGCCGCTGTCCGCTCTAAAACCTGCTGTCCGAACTCCACGCGAAACGCGACCTTGCTGGGGGTCGGGGCGGCGCCAAAGCGCTGCGCACCCTCGGTTGTGACCACATACACAGCAGGGTCCGATATTTCTATCTGGATGGCATTGGCCTTGCCGGAGGTCAGCGCGCTTGCAATCGCATCTCCAGCGCGGCGGGAATTTTCATCAGTAAGATCATAATAATACTGAGCGGACGCAACGGGTTTTAATCCCGGAACCTCTACATAACACGCCAGTATCAGAAGTGCAAACTGCGCCTCTGATATGTGTTTAACATCCCGGCCGGAACTAACGGGGATAAGATCAATCTGCTGAAACTTGTACGATATTGCGCGTATTTGTTTCTCGGTTAGGTGGGATATTTCAGAAATAATGCTAATTGCCTGCGTTAGGGTGGCCATATCGTTTGCCAATACCTTGTGGTTGCGAAACGTTGCCAAAGAAAGATTAATCGGGAAATTTGGATTTGGCTATAAAAATCCAATTTCAAGCTTGACACGCTTTGGATTTGGATATGAGATTTCAAAACCAACTCATGTGATGCCAGACGGCGATAGATGATCTGCATGGATCGTCCGTCATTGAAAGGCGAGGGGATGCAATGAGCCAAACCGAAAATTCCGAGCCCGCCCGTATTCTGCGTTATCCCGAAGTCTTCAAGCGCACCGGATACCACCGCACTTCTTTGTTTAAGATGGAGCGCGCCGGAAAATTCCCGAAGCGTATCCCGTTGGGACCGAAATCAGTGGGCTGGCTGGAATCGGAAATCAATGCTTGGATCGCTGATCGACTGAAAGCGCGTGACGCTGCTCCTGCCACGGCAGCCCAATCAACCTCTTCCGTCAATGCCTCCAATCAACCGGCACTGACCAAGCGTGGCCGGGGCCGTCCTCCGGTGAACCCGCCTCAGCACCCGGCGTACTAAGCCTCACCTCTGCCGCCACACAAATCGATCCCAAACCACGCGCCGGCTGATCTGGCGCGAACGCCAAAGGCTTGCCCGATGTCCACCTTGGAACGCACACAGAAGCTTCTCGCCGAAATCCTCGGCAACGGTATCGACCCCACACCCATCGAGCCGCACGCCTATTTTGGCGACGACCTCGGGGCCGACAGCCTGGACGCCATCCAAATCCAGATCGCGGTGGAGGAGGAATTCGGCGTCGAAATCCCGGACGACGAGTTCGGCCGCATCATCACGGTGGACGATCTGGTGAAGCGCATCGACAGCGCTGTGCCGGCTGACGCGGAGGGCTGATCGGATGGGCGACCACATCCTCCGTCCCATGGGCGCCGCAACGCTCCGGATCGCCACGGACACCCAGCCCGGCCACTGCCACGGCATCGACAGCGTGACGGAGGATGTCGCCGGCACGCTCGCCCTCGAAGCCTCCGACCAGCACTTCAAAAAACCCCGTGACTGCGTAGGTATGGGCGGCCGGGCGGATCGGTGACCTGATCCCGGCCTGACCAGTTTCGCGGCTTGTCCGCGTCCGAGGCCCGCACCCCCATCCATCCGGGTGCGTGGCGTTTCCTCCAAGCCTTATGGCCGGCAACCCGGCGGCTGCCGGCCACCTTTCCAAGCCCCTTACCCATGCCTGGGTGGGGCCATAGGCCGTTGCGGACGCCCGGAGCAAACGGGGTAGCCCGCCGGCAAGCCGCCCACCCGATAGAGCGCGGCACTTCCATCTGAGACCGCCGCCATGGCTCTCCCCGCCCGCATCGGCCGCGACATTCCCGGAAAGAGCGTCGTCAAGGCCGAGGAAAAGAAGACCCGCGTCGCTGCCGACCACCTCGGCCTGATCCGGAAGCTCTCCTGCTGCGCCTGCGGAGCGCCTCCACGATCCGACCCCCACCACCTGATGCGTGGCGGAGATCGTGGAGGCAATCGAACTTCCTCCGGCCGCTACACCATCCCGCTTTGCCGCAAGCACCACGAGGAAATCACCCCGCACGGCAACCCGGAAGCGGTCCTGATGGCGCGTTACGGCATCGATGCCCGTGCCCTGGCTGATTCGCTTTGGTCGGTCAGCGGTGACGTAGACGCCATGGAGCGGGCCGTCTTCCGCGCCCATCAGGATGCGAGGCAGCGCCTCCGTCAGGTGGAGGCGCAGCGGTGACTGACGCTCTCGCCACCCCCGCTTGGCCGGTCATCGACTACAAGGCGGTCTCCGCTCGCCTGGACATTTCGCCGGCCTCCAAGGTCATCACCCTGGACGGCGTCGTCATCGGCACCTTCGGCACCGAGATGGACGATGGCTCGCGAGTGTGGACCGCCTGCCTGACCGACGTCCTCGGTCACCGCGGCGGCATCATCCAACATCGCATCCCGACCGACGCGATAAGGCTCACCACCAACAAGGTGGTGGACATCTTGCGCCGCCACTTCCCCGACGTCGACCACGGCCCGATCTCGCTGGACGCCACCGAAGGCGAGATGAACGAGATCCGCCGCGGCGAACGGACGGCGCTGCACCTCCCCTACAACTCGGCCAAGCACGGGCGTACCGCATGCCGCCCCGGCCGCAAGGCCCGCATCTCGATCTTCGCCGCACCGAAGGGCCGGAAGCGCCCCGTCGACGCCGAAATCGTCTCGGTCCGCAAGGTAACGCGCGCTGAAGCGCTCGCCGCGAACCGCCTCCTCGAATTTCGCCACCCGTCCGTCAAGGCCTTCGCCGAGGTGACCTTCACCCTCGCGCCGGCGGCGGACACCTCTCAACAGCCCAGCCCGGAGGACGCCATGCCGGCGAAAGCCGCCCCCGTTCCGTCCAAGCCGCGCGAGACCCAGGCCACGATCATGGCCTGGAAGCGCGAGACCTTCGGACCGTCCAGCCCCATGCGCACTTTGGCCCGCGCCGCAGAGGAGGCGGCCGAGCTGTTCCGCGCCATCACCTCCGACGCCCCACCGGAGAAAATCGTCGAAGAGGCGGCCGACACGGCTCTGATCCTCGCGGACATCGGCGAGCTGCTGCGCCTGACCGATTGGCTCTTCCTTCCTTCCGCCCCGATGATCCGTCGCCCCACGAAGCTGGCCGGCTATGTCCTGACCCACCTTGGCACGCTCGTGAGGGAGGTGGACGACTACACCGACGGGGACGGCGTCAGCGACACCTTGGCCCACAGCACGTCCTGCGGCCTCCTCCGCGCCGTGATCGGCGGCCTGGAGGAGCTGTGCGGCTGCTACGGCCACAGCCTCCGCGACGCCATCGACTCGATGATGGCGATCAACCGGACCCGCAAGTGGAACCCGGACGGCACGGGCCACGCCTACCACCGGGCCGCGGTCTGATGGCGGGCGCCTTCTTCCGGAAGGCCGCGGCGCGCGTTGCCGCTGCGGTCTCCACCATTGCCCCTCCCACCCCGGCCGAGGCCGCCGGCAACCGCCTGCGGGCCTGCCTCCATGCTGATGGCCGGACCAGCTACCCCGATGTGGTCCAGTACCGGCTGAAGGACTTCGACCCGATCAGCCTGTCCTACGAGTCGACCGGCCCGCTGGTGAACCTGCCGCCCACGGCGGAGAGCCACCCGGACACCCACGCCGCCGATCTGGCCGGCCGGTCGGGTAAGAGCGCGCTGCCAGTGTCGCTGCCCTACATCGCCGTGGTCCACGACCTGTCGGCCTACGACCGCTTGAAGGCCCGCGGTCTGCTGGAGATCGGGCGCCGCATCCGCATGGAAGACATCGGCGCCCCGGTCGACCGGCGCCCCGCGCCGGGAGCGTGAGCCATGCCGATCCCCGACACATGCATCAATGATAACCAGCTTTACGTCGCCCTGACCGGCAAGGGCGGGCTCGTCACGCCCATGCCCCTGCTGCTTCGCCGCGGCGCTGCAACGGTCGAGGCCTACGCCCGCCCCTGGGATCTGCCTTATGGCGCCTTCGGCCAACTGGTGCGCGACGAAATCGACCCCCTGTGGGGCGCACGCGATCTGGCGCCCGACGAATTCGACGATCTGGTCGACCTGATCAACGACCGCGATCCGGGCGGCGTCGAGCGCCCGCTGCACATCTTCGATCCCGAGGACATAAACGTCCGGAAGGTCCGGTGCCTCTATGACAGCCGCGCCAAGCTCAATGGCGGCCCACCTTCCATTGCCGACGTCTTGGACGCGATGTGGCTGGAGCTTGAGGGCACCGGAACCTTCTTCGCAGACATGAAGGAGCGCGAGGCGGCTGAGGCGGAAGAGGCGGAAACCGAAGACGCCGAATCGGTTCCCGCCCCGGCAGAGACCGCCCCCGAGGTGGCTGCGCCTCCGGTCACCACCCCCACCACTCCGCCTCACTCCGCCGTCCCAGCGCAGCCCATCCCCGCGCCCCAGCCGGCCGCCAATCCCCAGCCCAAGGGCAACACCCCCATGCAGCTCACCGTCGACAAGGGGCCGCTCCTGGCCGCCCTGAAGCGTGCCGTGTCGGTAGCCGGCAAGAAGACCACTATGCCGATCATCGAATGCGTCCTGCTCGATGTCGCCGGCTCCATCTTGACCCTGTCCGCCACCGATCTCGCTGTGGACATGCAGATCAAGGTCCCGGTCGCCATGGACGCGCGTCCCGGCCGGCTGGCCGTCCCCGGCGCTGCGCTGGTCACGGCTATCGACGCCCTCCCTGATGGCGCCCAGGCCACCCTGGAGAAGACCGACGACGCCCGCCTTCGCATCATGGCCAGCCGCACCCGCTTCCACGTCCCGACCATGCATCCGGACGACTTCCCGGCCTTCGCCATGGTCGACGGCTCGGAGGTTCGCGTGCAGGCGCAGGAGCTTAAGCGAGCTATCGACCGGGTGGCGTTCGGCATTTCCACCGACGACGTCGCGCGCCCCCAGCTGGCCGGCATGTTTCTCCACGCCCGTCCTGAGGGCCTGCGGGTGGTGGGAGCCAATGGACAGATCCTCTCCCGCTCGGACTTGGTGACCACCGCCCCGGCTACCGAATTCGTCCAGGCATTCTCGGAACCCGGCCGGCCGCAAGGCGTGATGATCCCACGTGATTCGGTTACTGCCCTCCGCCGCCTTCTGGATGCGGTCGACGGCGAAACCGAGGTGACCGCCATCATCGGCCGCAAGCGGGCCATCTTCGAGATGTTCCCGCTGCGCTTTGGCACCACCCTCTCCGCGGCGGAGTACATCGCCTACGAGGCGGTGCTGTCGCAGACCCTGGCGACGGCCAAGCGGAACTGGACCGTGCCGCGGGCTGGCCTGCTGGCGACCGTCCGCCGGGTGCGTGCCCTGGCGGGGGACAAGGGCCGCACGGTCGCCCTGACGGTCACTGGTGACGGGGTGCGCGCGGAGACGACCGTTCGCGAAAGTGCCACGGATGCCGTCGATATCCTGGAGGCGCCCACCGGCCTTTGCGACGCCCCGATCGATATCGGGTTCGCCGCCGGTCACTTGGCCGCCGCGCTCGATTCCCTGAACGCCGGCACCGTCACCTGCACCATGACCGACCACCTCCTGCCCACCTTCTGGCGGGCCGAACAGGAGGGGGACATCCTCGCGGCCGAACACCTCGTGGTGGTCATGCCGTTCCGTCTCGATCCGAAAAAGGCGGAGGCGTGATGCGCTACACCCACCCCAATCCCCTCCGCAACGAACCTGAGGCCCAGGAGCGGCGCGGCGCACAGGACCTCTCCGCCCTCGTCGCCCATGCGCTGGCGAAAGGCGAGGCCTCCGTCAAGCCGGTGACCGGTCAGGACGTCCGGGAGAATGCCGAGCGGAACCGCAAGGCCTTGGCGAAGAAGCGCAGCCGAGCGGGTGCCCGTGGGGCCGAGGTGCGCGCCGCACAGCAGCGCGAAGCCGCCCGTCGGAAGGAGGCCGCCCGGTCATGAGCAATACCGACCCCATCGCCGTCGTCTCGATATCCGGTGGCAAGGACAGCCTCGCCACGGCCCTGCTGGCAATTGATCAGTACGGCCACGACCGCTGCCGCTTCGTGACCGCCGATACCGGCCACGAGCACGAGTTGACCATCGCTCACCTGTCCGACTACCTCCCGCGCCGGCTAAACATCCAGATCGACATCGTGAAGGCCGATTTCAGCGCCGACATAGCCCGAAAGCGGGTCTATGTGGCCGAGAAGTGGCTGGAGAAGCTGATCAACGGCAAGTCCGGCAAGTGGGTGCGCCTGGGCTCAGTTGAAGAGGACGATGCCGAGCCGCCGCCCCCAGTCAACCCCTATCTCGGCTCTGTGATCGGCGGGTGGGTGTGGTCGGCAGCCATCCGACCGATGTCGGCCGAGGAGGCCGCCGAGGTGGTGGCACGCGCGCTGAGCGTTCTGCATCCCACCGGCATCCCCTTCTTGGACCTCTGCCTCTGGAAGGGCCGTTTCCCCTCCCGCAAGGCGCAGTTCTGCACCCAGCAGCTGAAGCGGTTCCCGCTGGACCGCTACATGATCGACCTCGCCAGCCAGGGCCACCGATTGGAAAGCTGGCAGGGCGTCCGCCGCGATGAAAGCCACGCCCGTCGGAATGCGGCCGAACGGGAGATGACCCCCGAGGGGTGGGAGATCGTCCGGCCCATCGTCACCTGGACCGCCCAGGAGGTGGTGGATTTCGTCCGCTCCCGCGGTATCGATCTGAACCCCCTCTACTCCCAGGGCTGTGACCGCGTCGGCTGCATGCTCTGCATCAACGCCGGCAAAGACGAGATCGCCAATGCCGCCCGGCGCTGGCCGGAGCACATCGACCGTATTCGGGAGTGGGAGCGGCTGGTGGGCATGGCCTGCAAGCGGGGCTTCTCGACCTTGCTCCACCACGCCGGTGGCGAGGGTGGGGATGCTGAGCACGCTTATCGCCACAGCAACATCGACTCGATGGTCGATTGGTCCCGCACCGTCAGGGGAGGGCGCGTCTACGACCTGATGGTGCTGGCCGCGGATGCCGGAGGAGCGGTTTGCAGCTCCTCATACGGCCTGTGCGAGTGAGGGCGGCATCATGACCCACATCCCTTCATACGCCGAGGTCCTGGCCCGCAAGCTGGTCTCTGCCCCCGTTCGGGGACTCGAGAACATCCCGGCCCTGTCCACCCGACACTTTCCCTATCAGCGCGACGTGCTGGAGTTCCTCCTGCAGCTCGGTTGCGGCGCCGGCTTCTTGGACACCGGCCTCGGAAAGACCGGTATCGAGCTGGACTGGTCCCGCGTCATTGCGGAGCATACCGGCAAGCCCGCGCTGCTGTTCGCCCCGCTCGCCGTCGGTCCCCAGCACGTCGCTGAGGCGGCGAAGATGGGCCTGGACGACGTCCGGGTGGTGCGGTGCCAGGACGACATCCGGCCGGGCATCAACATCGCCAATTACGAGCGCCTCCACCTCTTCCAGCCCGAGGCCTTTGGCGCCCTGGTTCTGGACGAATCGTCGATCCTCAAGAGCTTCAGCGGCGTCACCACGCGAAAGCTGATGACCTTCGGATCGGCCGTCCCCTACCGGACCTGCTTCAGCGCCACGCCCGCCCCGAACGACCACACCGAGCTGGGCCAGCACTGCCAGTTCTTGGGCGTGATGGACTCGGTGGAGATGCTGACCCGCTGGTTCATCAACGATCAGAAGCACATGGGACGGTATCGGCTGAAGCGCTTCGCCGTGGAGGACTTCTGGTCCTGGGTCGGCACCTGGGCGCGCTGCATCTCCAAGCCCTCCGACCTGGGATACAGCGACGCCGGCTTCGAGATGCCGGAGCTGCTGACCTTCAACCACACCGTTCGCGCCGATCTGACGAAGGGTGCTGGCGAGGACCGGGACGGCCAGCTTCAGCTCCTCCGCATGCCCGGCACCTCCGCGACCGAGCTTCACAAGGAGAAGCGCCACACGGTCGAAGCCCGCGCCCGCCTGATCGCCGATGTCGTCATGGGCGAACCCGATGAGGCATGGGTGATCTGGTGCGACACCGATTACGAGGAAGAAGCGCTGACCTCCCTCATCCCCGGCGCGGTCGCGGTGCGCGGCCCCATGAAGCCGGATCTGAAGGAGGCGCGCCTCCTCCAGTTCGGGGCGGGCCAAATCCGCCGCCTCGTCACCAAGCCGTCCATTGCCGGCTACGGGCTCAACTGGCAGCACTGCGCCCGCACCGCGTTCGTCGGCCGGTCCTACAGCTACGAGGACTATTACCAAGCCATCCGCCGTTTCTGGCGGTTCGGCCAGAAGCGCCCGGTCCATGTCCACACGGCCGAGGCCGACACCGAAGCCCACGCCGCTGCGGCCATCGCCCGCAAGGAAGCCGACCACATCGCCATGAAGCGCGAGATGGCAGCCGCCATGTCCCGCGTCGGCGAGTGCCGCGGCGTGAAGCTCAACTACGCCCCCACCATTCCGCCCGCCCTGCCGTCCTGGCTGGCCGGCTCCACCCCCACCGCGGCGCGCTGAGCGTCAGGAGACCATCCCCCATGACCACCATCGACCTGACCAAGCTCGCCACCGACGCCGTCGCCAAGTATGTGGAGGACGGCACGTTCCAGAAGATGCTGGACAAGGGCATCAAGGGCGCCCTGGAGAGCGTCATCAACGACGCCACGGGCTATGGCTCGCCATTCCGCAAGGAGATGGCCGACGCCGTGAAGGGCGCCCTCCGCATCGACGCCGACGCCATCAACCTCCCGGCCTACAACCAAGTGGTTCTGGGCATCATCAAGGGCCGGCTGGATCAAGTCGTGAATGAGGATCTCCGCGACAAGCTCCAGAAGGACTTGGACGCCCTCCTGGTTGACGCCCCGAAGGAAATCACCGTCACCAAGTTGGTGCAGGACTTCAAGCTCTGGCTGCGCAAGGAGCGCGGTCACGCGGACAGCGCCTGCACCGCCAAAGTCGAGAAAAGCGAATACGGCAGCTATTGGATCAGGCTCGATCCCAAGAGGTATCAGCAGTCGTATTCCTGCCAGTTCCGGATCGGTATCGGCTCCAGCGGTGAAGTCTTCAGCGTGTCCGACGACGGCATCGATATGCAGAAGGCCGTTCTGTCCAGGACGCTCCACGGCTTCCCCCGCGACCTGTTCCAGATCATGGCCGCCGGCACGAAGATCGTCATCGACACCATGGACATCGACGGCTCCATGGAGTCCTACGAGGACGACGAAGAGGAGGACATCTGAGATGACCTCCAAGGAAAAGCCTCTCCTGGCCTATGCGGTCCAGGAGGAAGACGAAGGCACCGGCGGGATCGTGTTCGCCCGCTCCAACGTGGAGGCCCGCCGACGCGGCTCGTCTGAGTTCGGTGACGGAGACTTCAATTGGGGAAAGGCGACCCGCGCCCGGTGGGCTGACGCCTATGCGCCCGGCCCGGTGCCGATCTCGGTCATGATTGAGAACGGCTGGTGGTTCTGCTGCCAGCACACGGGCATCCGCATCGACAGCGAGCACAAGGGAAAGTGGTTCGCTGACCCCGCTCGTCACGGCGTCGTCTATGGCTCGGTGTGGACGTGGCTTGACCACCTGTCCGCCGAGGGCGCGAAGCGCGCCGAGTTGCAGCTTGCAGAGCGCATGTGCCGCTTGCAGTTCCCGAACATCAAGGATGTTGGCGCCTTTCACGTTGGGGCCCGTCGCCAGAACCGTATCGAGACTGTGCCGGCCGTCCATTTCCGGTTTCCGGGCGGCTACTCGCTGGTCACATGGCATCTCGACAACGGCGAGCTGCAGGTCTGGAAGGGCGATACCACGGCCTGGAATGCGTGGCGTGACGCCGGCTGTCCGGCGGAGATGCGGGAGGTGGCTCATGGCTGACGCTGACCACCTCCCCGGACACACCGTCGTCGATCTCCATGACGGACGGGTCCGTCTGTCCTACCGCCGCCCCAACCTCGTCGCTCCGGACGAGTTCGTGCGGCTCCTCTACACGCCCGAGGCCGCGCTCGCGCTGGCGGCCGAGCTGACCGAGGTCGCGCGCACCGCCGTCGAAGGAGCGCAGACGTCATGATCGTTCGCGTCGGTATCCCCGCCTCGTTCCGCCGCTTCACAGCCGTGGCGGCCGAGATCAACGCGCCGATCCTCATCAGCGCCAACGCGCTGACCCGGCGCAATCTGGACTATTACCGGCCTCCGACCCACGCCATGCTGAACGGGCGGCCCGCCGCCCTCGATAGCGCCGGCTTTGTCGCCACCAAAATCTATGGAGGCTATATCCAGCCTCGCGCCGCATATGTGGCGCTGGCCGGCTCCTATGCCTGGGACTGGTGGGCGCAACGGGATTTCTGCTGCGAGCCGGAGATCGCCCGCGACCGCACCATTGTGCTTGAGCGGGTGGAATACACAGTTCTCGAATTGGCTGAGTGCCGCCGCGAGGCTGAGGACCAAGGCGTCACCATGCCGATGCCAGTCCTTCAGGGTTGGCTCCCGGACGACTACAAGCTCTGCGCCGACAAGATGGGCGATCTCCCGGCGCTCATCGGCGTGGGCGGGATGGTCTCCTCAACATCGTTGACGCGCTCGACTTTCACCTGCCGGCTCACGTCAAGCTTCATCTCTTTGGGGTCAAGGGGCCGGCTATCACCGCCCTCCGCGGCCATCACCGCATCGCATCGGTGGACAGTCTCGCCTGGGATTACGCCGCCCGGCGGGAAAAGACCGGCTCCTGCACCATCGAGCATCGCAGCCATCACCTTCGCCGCTGGTACCTGGAACAGACGCGCGCTCTCGCGTGCCCTGGCTGGGGCTGGCAAACCAACTTTTGCCATTGAGGCACCTCATGGTTGACCTGAAGCCCCGGCACCAGAAGGTGCTGGACGCCCTGCTGATCGGCGATCCTGCCGAGGTTGGGCTGAAATCCGCCGAGGTTGGCGCCAAGCTGGGCCTGACCTCCGGAAACGTCGGCCGCGCCCTCTACGACCTCTTGGAGGCGGGCCTCGTCGTCTATGCCGGTACGGACGGGCATCGCCGCTACGCCAAGGCGCCCGCCACCCAGGCGCTGACCCCCGCCACCACCGAGCCCCAGGTTCGCGCCCCGGCCGCCCCGGAAATCCCCCCGCTCGTCCTCGATCAGGCCGCCGGCAACGCCTGGAACCTCTACAACGCGGACTGCGTCTCCTTCGCTCGCAACCTGCCGGACAACAGCGTCGATCTGGCCGTCTACAGCCCGCCGTTCAGCAACCTCTACGTCTACTCCGAATCGGTTGCCGATCACGGGAACTGCGCCACCGATGCCGAGTTCTTCGACCACTACCGGCACCTCGTTCGTGAGAAGTTCCGCGTCCTCCGCCCTGGCCGGCTGACGGCGATCCACGTCAAGGATCTGGTCTACTACCAGAACAGCAGCGAGGACGGCTCCGCCGGTCTCCGAGCCTTCTCCGACGGCTGCACCAAGGTTCATCAGGAGGAAGGCTTCACCTTCCACTGCCGGATCACGATCTACCGCGATCCCGTGCTGGAGCGGGCGAAGGCCAACCCCCATGGCCTGCTGTGGAAGACCTTCCAGGGCGACTCCAGCTTCTGCCGGGTCGGTATGCCCGAGTACCTGATGGTCTACCGGAAGTGGGCCAAGCCGGGGGAGGAGGATCTCGTCCGACCGGTCACCCACCCGAAGGCCATGGTCCCGCTCGCCCGGTGGCAGGATCTCGCCTCTCCCGTCTGGCGGACCAACGACATCGACCTGTGGCTGCCCTACGGCGATCCGCGCGCCACCCCGCATTCCCAGGTCTGGAACCTTGAGGAGCCCGGCCGCGGTGATGGCGACCTGTCGACCACCGACGTGCTGAACGTCGCGGTCGCCAAGGACGACCGGGCCGAGCGGCACCTCTGCCCCATGCCCCTGAACATCACCAAGCGCGCCCTGGAGCTGTACACGAACAAGGGAGACGTCGTGTGGTCCCCCTACGCCGGCATCGGATCTGAAGGCGTCTCCGCCCTGTCCATAGGCCGCAAGTTCATCGGCACCGAACTGAACTCGACCTACTTCCGCCAGGGCGCCAAGTTCCTCTCCGAGGAGGAGAAGCTCAGCGCCTACGGGTCGCTCTTCGATCTGGTGGAGGCATCATGGTGAAGGCGATCAAGGGGGTTGGGTCGCTCTTCGACCGCCCGCCGCCCACCCCGACCGAAACCCTTTCCCGGCTGACCGCCCAGGCCGCCGCCGGCACCCTCTCCATCCAGGACATCCCCGGCTGTGAGACCGCCAAGCGGGCCATGGAGATCGCCGCCATCGGCAACCACCCCGCCGCGTTGATGGGGGAGACGGATACCGATCGGCACCTCCTCGGCCTGCTCGCGATTGCCTTCCTGCAGTCCGGGGTGCCGGTCACGATGGTGTCCCCCGCTGACGAGCCGGAGATCGCGGTTTACCGTGCCATCCCCGACGTAGACTTCATGCTCCCGCCGCCGGCCGAACGGACCGCCAGCCTCATCGCCCGGATCGCCGCGACCAAGCCCCGCGTCGCCGAACTACATGTGGATCATCTTGCCCGGCATCTGCTGGACGAAGGGAAGCTCCGCGGCGTCATCGGCGAGGCCGGCCAAGCGAGGGTTATCCGGGTTGCCCACACCATCGCCGCGATGGACGGCGCTCGGATGACCATCCGGCGGCATGTCGCGGAAGCGCTGTCCTACGTCTACCCCTTCGCGGACAGTGCTCCCCCGGTCGACTTCCTGCCCATCAATACCGCGCCGCGGGACGGCACCGTCATCGAGGTCGCCGCCTTCGACAGCAAGGGTCAGCTGGAAGCCTCTGCCGACATGCGCTGGCGGGACGATACCACAAACGGTCTTTTCTCTGGCGTCGTCGGCTTCTGGATCACGCCCGACTGGCCCGGCAGCGATTCCCTCACCTGGAACGAATCCGATCCCGACGCCGCGCCCACGCACTGGCGCCCCGTCCGGACGAACTGAGGCATCCCGACATGACGAACACCCAACATCCCCAGGCGCTGGCCGCCACATCTGGCGGGCAACGCCACAGCTCTGGCGGCTGGAACCGGAACATCCCGCCGGCCCGCAAGTACCCTGTCATCTTCGCCGGTCGGAACAAGCACGTCTGCCGCCTCATCACGGACGGCATGACGGACGAGGAGGTGGAGGCAAACGCCAACCTCATCGCCGTCGCCCCCGACATGCTGGCCACGATGGACGAACTGGCTCGCGCCGTCGCGCATTACACCCCCAGCCCGGCCGCAATGCCTCTCGCCAGCCTGGAGTGGCAGCGTATCGGCCGCGCTTTGACCGCCGCTCGCGATGTCATCGCCAAGGCTACCGGGGGTGCGGCATGACCTGAGACGAAGCCCGCGCCCTCTGGGCCTCCACTGGCCTGGACTATAGCGTCCTGACCCACGAGCTGCTCCACCGCCTCGTCAGCCTGATCGACGCCGAACTGGTGGCCGCCAACCTGATCCGCGGCTATCGGATGAATCGCTCCCTCAACCTCCGCCACAAGGCGGGCAAGCCCGTCCAGGCGGAGCTGCGGTGCCGCGCCTTCTACTTCCGCAGCCGGGAGGCGGTGACCTTCCGCTCTGACGGCTGGATCGGGTTCTGCGGCTGGGCCTCCGACGAGAACGCCGTGCCCATTCTGGAGGGGTTCAGGAAGTGGGTTGCCAGCCTCCAGCGGGACGGGATGGGCACCCATGCTCTGGGGCGGGATCGCTCGCTCCTGCAACAGGCCATCCAGATCGTGGAGCGGGCCGAGGCTGCATCCGAGTGGCGCGGCTACTTCGATGCGCTGGCCTCGCTCCGCGCCCTTGAAGCGCTGCCACCCCGGCCGGAAGGGAAGGTGCTGTCATGAACCTCTCTGCTTCTGAGCGATACATCCTCCTCATTGCTCTCGGCTTGCACTTCTCGGAAAAGCCCGCGCGCAACTGGTTTCTCACCGGCGGCACCACCGACCCGCGTGATCGCATATGCGCGGGCATGGTTGACCGGGGCCTTCTGACCGAAGGCGACAACCGAGGCAAATTCAACCTCTTCCATGCCACCGCCGAAGGCGCTGGCGCGGTCGGTCACACCCTGCCGAAGGAGGCATAGGGAATGAACTTCTCCTTCGCTCCGCCCCTAGTGTCCTTCGACACGATCGACCTGGGCGACCTCAACCAGTGCCTGACCGCCTGGGAGCACAAGATGGGTCCGCTCAATCGGCCCGGTCAGGAGCCTTGGGCATGGGGGCTGCATCACAATGGGCAACTCGTCGCCGTGACCGCCGCCAGCCGTTTGCCCGCTGAGCGCGTCGCCGGCTGGACGCGTGACGAGGCGTTCGAACTGTCCCGCGTCTGCGCCGCTGAGCCGGACTGGTGCCGTGCCGCGCTACGCCTGTGGCGGAAGACCGTCTTCCCGGCCATCTGCCGCGCCTATGGGCACCGATGGGTGGTCAGCTATCAAGACGCGGCTCTCCATACCGGCAACCTCTACCGCATGGACGGCTGGTTGCGCGTTGCCTACAGCCACTCTGGAACCGACCGCCGGTCTGGACGATCGGGCCGCGACAAATGGATATGGGCCTGGAACGACGATCCGCTTGAGCGGGCGCGCATGAAGGGCCGCCAGGAGGCGCTGTCATGAACCTCCGGATCCTGAAGAAGCTGTCGAAGAAGGCCGTCCCGCTGCTGGCGCACTTCGACATCGAACCGCACCGGCAGTTCCTGGCTGAGAAGGGCGACAGCTACACCGGCCTCCTGATCATGGATCGCTCCTGTTGGGATCGGGGCCGGTCCGTCCATGACGAATGCGCCTGGGAGGGCATGCGCAAGAAGCCCGCCGCCGATGGGAATGGCTGGGTGTGGATGCGCCCGCCTCACAATGTCCTGAAGGGCACGCCCATGGTGGGGCGGATAGTCGGCCACGAAGAACCCGAATGGGACGAGCGCACGGCCCTGGAAGAGCTGATGGAGTGCATCCGCTGGTCCGATAAGCCCGACACCATGACGAACGCCGAATGGGCGCTGGCGCAGCGGATCACGGCCGTGACGCCGATCACCCAGGACGAGATCGACGGCATGCTGGACGACATGGACGAGGCGATGGAGGGCGACCTCTCGCCGATGGATGAGGAGCTGGCGCTATGACCGGCATGGGACACAACTCCGGTGGCGCTGGCGCCGACATCGGCGGCATCGCGGCGGATCGCCTGAAGTCCTTCGTCGAGCGCATCGAGCGTCTCGAAGAGGAAAAGCGCGGTCTGCAGGAAGACATCAAGGAGGTCTACGCCGAGGCCAAGGGAACCGGGTTCGATACCAAGATCATCCGACAGATCATCCGCCTGCGGAAGATGGACAAGGCCGACCGCCAGGAGCAGGAGGCCATCCTCGAACTCTACAAAGAAGCGTTGGGGATGGTGGAATGAGCTTCCAGGGCGCCACCACCAACCCCATGAGCGCGTGGAGCCGCCTGCGGACGCTACTTGTCCGCCGTCGGCTTCAGCTGAGGCTTCGTCAGGAGGATGTGGCCCGGATGGGCGCCTTCGGCCTGCGCTCTCTGGAGCGTTGGGAGAACGGCGACTCGGAGCCGGGCGCATTCGCGATGTTCCGGTGGTGTTCCGCCCTGGGCGTCATCCTCACCCCCTCAATCGACACCATCAACGCGCCGGTCACCGACCCGGCGCCCCTCACCGTGGGAGGCTGATATGGCCGAAACGACCCTCCCGGAACCCCTGGTCCCGGCCGAAGTGGACCTGACCGACTTCAAATTCATGCCCCTGGAGGTCGCGCGCCTGCTCGATAGCGAGATTATGGCGCTTGAGGACGCCGAGTCGTTCCGGGCTGGCGTCGCGTCATGGTGCAAAGGATGGCACCAAATCCCGGCCGCGAGCCTTCCGAACGACGACGGCGCGCTGTGTAAGACGCTCGGTTACGGTCGAGACCTGAAAACCTGGGCGAAGCTGCGCAGGGCCGGTGCACTGCGCGGCTGGATACTCTGTGCCGATGGGCGCCTTTATCACCCCATCGTTGCCGAGAAGGCCTTGGAAGCGTGGCTGGAGAAGCTGGCGCAACGGTTGAGCAGCGGTGCCGGCAACGCCAAGCGTTGGGGCATCGAGTTCGACGCAACCCAGATAAATGAACAGGTTGCGACCGCGCGGCGGTTCCTGACGGCACTCAATCCGCAGTCCAAGGCGCTGACCAAACGGAAGCCGCCGGCAATCCCGACGGGAAACGCACCGGCAGTCCCGCAGGATGTCCCGGCCGAACTCCCGAACGAAGTCCCAGAAGTGGAAGATCAGCAATCCCGTCAGGACTCCCGGCAGGATGGAGGTCGGGAGTCCCGTCAGGATCGCAAGAGACAGAGACAGGGACAGAGACAGGGAGATCTTAGCCTTGCCTCAGGAGATAAATCTCCTTCGGCGGCGGCTAAGGCGCGCGAGGACGCGCTTTGCCAGCCGGCCGGAATTTCTGACGGGGATTTGACTGATTCCGTCGAAACCGTGTTTTCCGCCGTTGCGCGGTCTGCGGAAAACTGGTTCGATGCGGTTGAGCGTGACCGCCACGACGGCGACGAGGTGGTTATCCGAGGCTGGCTGGAGCTGGCCGGAAGCGCTGGATTGTCGGACGCGGATGCCGTCCAGGCCATCGCCGAGGCCATCGACCGCCAGTTCGATCGGCTGTCCAAGCGACCCCGCGTCGGCATGCCGGTCTCCCTGGAGCTGATCGACAAGGACGTTCGGGCCGCGATATCCGCCGCCCGGCGCAATCCGTCAAAAGTGGCGGATGAAGCCCGCGCCCCGGAGCCCTACGCCGCCCGGTTCACGGCGACGCAGTGGAACACATGGCTCAAGCCATGTGCGGTCACCGTCGCGGACGGGATCGCCACCATCACCGCTCCCACCATGGTCATCGCTGACCGCCTCCGCGTTCATCACGATCAGGACCTCCGCGTCTGTCTGGACGTGGATGCGGTTGAAGTTGTCGCCGCTCCCCGGCGCAAGGGCGCGTCTGCCACTATCATCCCTCATCCCGCGACCGTCGCGGAGGCCTCGAAATGAGCGAAGGCAAGGCTCCCGAGGCGTCGCGCGTCGATGGTGGCGACGCGCCCGTCGAAATCCCGATCTTCACAGGGAGGGTCTGGTACGTCGCGGTGGTGAAGCCTTTGGCCCAGTACCGCGAGATGGCGAGGAAGGCCCTTCGTGCCCGTGGATATGCCGTGTTCCTGCCGATGTGCCGTGAGATCATCCTCCAAGCCGGCCAGCAGGAGATCGTCGAGCGGCCAATGTACGGGCGCTATCTCTTCGTCGGCGTCGAGCCCGGAGGCGACAGCTGGGCAATCCGGTGGGTGCCGGGCATCCAGCACATGACGCTCGATGCCCGCCGTCGGCCGGTCACCATCGCGGTGTCCGTGCTGTCTGCCATCTCGGATCGCATGGTTCGGGATGGCGGCGTGATCAATCTGGTTCCGCCACCCAAGACGGTCGGCTCGGGCTTCGTCCCCGGCCAGCTCGTCCGCATCACGGACGGCACCCTGGCCGGATGGGAAGGCCTGTTCCAGGCTGACCAGGGTGCGCGGTGTCGGGTGCTGTTGATGGTGGCCGGTCCTGAATCGGCACTCATGATCCCAACCGACTACCTGGAGGCGGTACAGCCTGTTGACGGGAAAAAACGATAGGGGTAAAACGACGGTACAGGTGGACCCGATTTCCGGGTCCACTGCGGACGCCGTGCAGCGGCCCGCCTTCAGCCCGCCCGGCCCCGCCGCGGCGGGTTTCGTCATTTTCGGGGATCGCCTTCATGGACAATCTGCCCTTATCGATCCCCGACGTTGGGGAAACGCTTACCCGTATCTCCATCCTTTCTCCTGCCGCACAGGTCGCTGCAGTCATCGCGCTTGGCTGTGTGGCGGTCGCTTGGATCTGGACACGCCGTCCGCAGCCCGGCCCCGGCAACGAGACCTTCCAGCTCGTCATCACCTCGATGACCGAGCAGGCGAAGGCCACCAACGCCCTGGCCGAGCAGGTCGAGCGGATCGTGGAGCAGAACGCCGTCATCATCGCCCGCCTTCCGGCCGGTATCGTGGAGCGGGTGGGCTGACCATGAGCAATTTCGCCATCAAACAGGCCGCCGATGCCGCTGTGGCCTCCGACCTCGCCGTTGAGGCGCGCATGCTCCTGTTCAAGTCGGCGCTGACCGTGGGTGATGCCGCTCGCATCCAGGCTGCCCGGCAGGATGCGGAGGATGCCTTCGCCGCTCGGCTGGACGCTCACACCGCGCTGTATGCCACAGCCAAGATGATTGACGGGAGTCGGTGACCATGGACCGCAAGTCCCTCTCGCAGTCCATAGCTGATGCGGCGGACCTGATCGACTGCGTCGCCCAGCGCGAGGCATATCGCCGGGCAACCGAGCTGATCGGGCCGGCCTTGGAGCGCATCGACGGTCGCATGCCGGCCGGTGCCATGGACGGCTGGACTCTCGACACGCCTGTGACGGCCTGAAGCCGTGCGCGCTGCTGTCACCATCACCGGCCGCCTGGAGGACGCCTTCAACGAGTGGACGGAAGGAACCGCCCGTCTGCTGACCGACGCCACGGAACATGCCGCGTCCACAATGCGTGACGAGATGCGGACGGCCATGGCGAATGCCGGTCTCGGCAAGCTGGGCCGGGCGCTGGGCTATGCCGCCTATCCCGGTGGCGGAACATACAGCTTCCACCCTGCCGCAGAGGTGTTCGTCCGGGGCAAGGCCGCATCGGCTGCGAAGTGGGAAGGCGTCATTGACGCTTTTGCACAGGGCGCGACGATCCGCTCTAAGCGGGGCTGGCTGGCCATCCCAACGAAGAACTGCCCCAAGGGATCGCGCGGACGCTACCTCACCCCGGACCAAGTGGCCGAGCGGTTCGGCCCGCTGCGCTCCATCGCCGCCGGCAAGTCCGTCCTGCTGTTCGCCGACGTGATCGCGGGCAAGTCCGGCGGTGTCCGCAAGGCGACGGCCGGGCGCCTTGCACAGGGCCGAGAGGCTAAATTGACGCTGATGTTCGTCCTGGTGAAGGAAGCGACGATCTGCAAGCGTCTGGACCTGGACGCCGTCATCCGGCAGTGGGAGACCCGCTTCCCTGCCATGATCGCCGACGTGCTGAAAGCCGAGTGACGGAGACTGCAGGATGAAGCCTTCTCCTCCCCCGCCTGTCTGGATCAACGGGGCGCCTCGCTCCATGCGGTCGACCATCGCCGCGGTGGAACGCTTGGCCCCTCGCTCCGTCCCGACGCAGGGGGCGGCAACTCACCGCCTCCCCGACGGAAACGGCTTCACCATCGGGTTGGCCACTGGCTACGCCGCCGGCATCCTCACCGCTGCGGCTGTGATCGCCTCCGGGCTGGTCATGGTGGGATGGTGACCATGGACCGGCTGAAGGCGTGGGGTGCGGCTATGGTGGTGCTGGCACTGGCCTACGTCGCCCTGCTGCTGGTCGACCGGATGTTCCCGCCCGGTCGAGTCCGCCGTCGGGCAGTCCGCCCCATCGTCCGGACCCTGACCGAAGGGACCACGGGAGACTGACCCTCCCATAGAGGGCCGGTCCGTAGGGCGCCCGCTGATGCGTCGTCCGTCGGGACGCTCCATCGCAAGTCCGATGCGGGAGAGGCCAACCACGGGCCGCCTGACGGGCCGGACGGGCACCCCTAGGGGGGGATGGGCAGGGGTAGGGGGGTGTCGTGGGTCCTTCCGGGTGGCCCCCCTATAGAGGGTGGGACAAGTCCGATCATCGTCCAGGTATGAAAATTCCATAGGGGGGTTCCGCTTCCGGTTGGGCCGTCCGGTGAGGTGCAACCATGGCAACCCAGGCTGAGATCGCAGCGCATCTCGATCTGACCGACCGCACCGTCCGCGATCTCAAAAAGCGAGGCGTTTTCAACGCGGACAGGCGTGGTCAGCTGGATTTGGACGCCTGCCGCGTCGCCTACATCCGCCACCTTCGGGAGCGTGCCGCCGGCCGGGCTTCGGACGAAGCCGAAGCGGAAGGCCTCGACCTCGTCGCGGAGAAAGCCCGGCTGGCGAAGGAACAGGCCGACCACTACGCGATGCGCAACGCGGAAAAGCGTGGCGAGCTGGTGCCGGTCGCCGATTACACCGCCGCGGTGCTGTCGGTCATCGAGATGGTCAAGGCGAAGCTACTGCGCATTCCGGCCAAGGTCGCCAAGACCGACAGCCGACTGAAAGACCGCATCGCCGATGCGCTGGAGGATGCGCTGGACGAATTGAGCGCGGCCCGGATCGTCGAAGAGATGGGCGGCGGAGACGATGACGGGGACGACGATGCAGACGAATGACGTCGTCCGCGTCCGCGGCGCCCTGCTGGCCGAGCATGTCGCCCGATGGCTGCTGGCGCTGAAGCCGCGCCGTCGGATGACGCTGTCGGAATGGTCGCTGAAGAATGCCCGGTTGGAGGATGGGACGCGCTACCGCCCGTTCCCCTTTCAGATCGGCATGCAGGACGCTTTCACAGAGCCGGGCGTCCGGCAGATCACGGCGAAGAAATCCAGTCGCATCGGCTATTCGCAGATCGTCAAGAACTACATCGCCTATTGCGCGGACCAGTCGCCTAGCCGTGTGTTGGTCTATCAGCCGACCGTCGATGATGCCGAGGACTTCGCCAAGGACGACGTGGCCAAACTGATCCTATGGCCAGCGGTGCGGCGCCTGTTCTCCACCAAGACGCGGAACAGCAGCAACACCATCCGGTCGAAGCGCTTCCCCGGCGGCTGGATCAAGATCAAGGGGGCGAACAGCCCGAAGGAGTTCCGCCGCATCACCGCCGACAAGGTCATCTTGGAGGAGCCGGACGGCTACCCGCCGACCGCCGGTGTCGAAGGCGACCAAGTGGAGCTGGCCTTCAAGCGCTGCCTGACATCGGACGACCCGCTGAAGGCGGCAGGCTCCACCCCGACGATCAAGGGGCATTCCAAGATCGACGCGCTGTTCGAGCAAGGGACGCAGGAATACCGGTATGTCCCCTGTCCGCACTGCGGCGAGATGCAGATCCTCCAGTTCGGCAACGGCACCGGCGCCGGCATCGACTTTGAGCCGAAGGACGCACCGACCAAGGCCTGGTACGTCTGCGTCAATGGCTGCGTGATCGAGGAAGAACACAAGGCGGAGATGGACGAGCGGGGCGAGTGGCGGGCGCATGCGCCGCAGAACTGGCCGCATCGCTCGTTTCACATTTGGGCCGCCTACAGCCAGTTTCCCGGCGCCGCCTGGGTGGAGATCGCCAAGGAGTTCGTTCGGGCACGAAAGGACCCGAACAAGCTCCGTGTGTTCGTCAATCAGGTGTTGGCCGAAACCTACGAGGTGAAGGGCGAGGCGCCGCAATGGCGCGTCCTCTATGACCGGCGGGAAGACTATCAGGGTGTTCCGGTCGACGGGCTGGTGTTGACCGGCGGTCTCGACGTTCAGAAAAGCCCCGGTCGCCTTGAGTTGTTCGTGTGGGCGTGGGGGCAGGATTTCCAATGCTGGCTGGTCGATCACGTCGTGATCCCCGGCAACCCCTACGACGCCGCGGTGTGGGACGAGGCCTCCCGCGTCGTCCAGGGCACATGGCGGCATCCGTCGGGCGTCGAACTGCGCTTGTCGAAGGTCGGGGCCGACACGGGCTTTGCCACCACGCAGGTTGAAGCGTGGGCGAAGCGCCATCCGGGCTTGGTCATCCCCGTGAAAGGCGCCAGCACGATAGGCGCCCCATCCTTCGCATGGTCCAGCGTGCGCGAGGCCAGCCCGAACGGGAGGCGGCGCAAGCGCGGTCTCCAACTCGGCATGATCGGTGGCCACGTCCTGACCCTGGAGCTGTACGGCAAGCTGAGCCTGCAGCCGCCCACCGATGAAGAGGCGGCCGACGGAGCCGGGTTCCCGGCCGGCTATGTCCACCTCAACAGGCTGGCCACCGAGGAGCTGTGCAAACAGCTGGTCGGCGACCAGTGGATCGAGGGCCGCGGCGAGTGGAAACAGGTCCACGCCACCGAGGCGCTGGACGGCTGGAAATACGCCCGCGCCTGCACCGTGGCCATGGGGATGGAGCGCTGGACCGCCGCGCGCTGGGCGGAGTTGCGGAAGGCGCTTGCGGTGGCGGTGAAGGCTGAGCAGCCGCGGGCAAGAGTGACAGAGACACCGGCGCCGGCACCGGCGGCCGAGAAGGAGCAGTCCCGACCGGACGAGCGGCGCCCATCAGGTAGCGGCTGGCTTGGTGGGCGCGGCGGCGGATGGGGAAGGCGATAAAGCATGGCACTGACGCAGACGCACCTTAACACCCTGGTCGAAGCATGGGCCGCCGGCACAACCAGCGTCACCATCGACGGCAAGCGGGTGGACTACCGCTCCATGCGGGACCTGACGACTGCTATCGCCGCCACCGCGGCGGTGCTTGGGGTCCCGAACCCCCTTCAAGCGACGCGGGCCGCCTCCCGGACCAGCGTCACCAAGTTTTCGCGGGGCTGAACCCATGAACATTCTGGACAAGGCCATCGGCTGGTTTGCTCCGCAGGCCGGCGCCAAGCGGGCGCGGGCGCGTGTCGCCATGTCGCTGATGGCGCGCAGCTACGACGGCGCCAGCACCGGCCGGCGCACCGACGGCTGGAACACCAGCGGCACCTCTGCGAATGCCGAGATCGGGCCGGCCCTGGCCCGGCTGCGCGCCCGTTCCCGCGATCTGGTGCGCAACAACCCCTATGCCGCCCGCGTGGTCGACATCTGGGCCGCCAACGTCGTCGGCACCGGCATCATGCCGCAGAGCCGCACCGGCAATGACGATCTGGACAAGCGGGTCAACGCCCTGTTCCGGCGCTGGTCGGAGCAATGCGACGCCGAAGGGCAGTTGGACTTCTCCGGCCTGCAAACCCTGATCCTGCGGACGGTGGTGGAGGGCGGCGAAGCGCTCCCCCGCCATCGCAATCGCCGGCCGGAAGACGGCTTGCCGGTGCCCTATCAGGTCCAGGTGCTGGAAGGCGACTTCCTCGACTCCTCCCGCGACAGCACGTTGACCGGCCGCCGCACGATCCAGGGCGTGGAGTTCGACTCGCTGGACCGGCGCACCGGCTATTGGCTATTCCGCACCCATCCCGGCGACCCCTACAGCATGACGGCGGAGGGCCTGACCAGCGCCCTGGTTCCGGCATCGGAGGTGATGCACGTCTATCGCAAGCTGCGCAGCGGGCAGGTGCGCGGCGTGCCGTGGTTCGCTCCGGTGCTGCTGAAGGCGCGGGATCTGGACGACTTCCACGAGGCCGCCATCGTCCGGGCGCGGATGGAGGCCTGCATCGGCATGGTGGTGACGCAGGCCGAGGACGGGACGGAACGGCCCATCGGCGTCACCAGCGAAACCGCGGACGGCCGGCGGGTGGAGGGGATGGAGCCGGGCATGGTTCCGTATCTGAAGCCCGGCGAAAGCGTGCAGTACCTGAACCCGACCGCGTCGCCGTCCTTCGATCCCTTCACCCTGCACACCCTGATGGCGATGGCGGTCGGAACGGGCGTCACCTACGACCAGATGACCGGTGACCTCCGGCAGGCCAACTACTCCAGCTTGCGCGCCGGCAAGGTGGAGTTCCGCCGGCTGGTCGAGCAAGCGCAGTGGCAAATGCTGATCCCGATGTTCTGCGTCCCCGTCTGGCGGCGGTTCATCGCGACGGCGATCCTTTCCGGGGAGCTTCCGTCGCGCGATTACCCGGTCGAGTGGGCGACGCCGGCCCATGAACCCATCGACCCGGTGAAGGACATGCAGGCGGACATTCTCGCCGTCCGCACCGGCCGGCTGACCTGGGAGCAGTTTGTCGGCATGTGGGGCTTCGATCCGAAGCAGCAGCTCGCCGACATTGCCCGCATCAACGCCGACATGGACGAGGTGGGTGTCACCCTCGACATCGACCCCCGCAAGGTGACCAAGGCCGGCGGGGCGCAACAAGGAGACCTGCAGAATGCCTGACAGCCTGACTTTGGACATGCCGATGCAGACGCGCGCGGCAGCTGTCCAGACGGTGGACGAAGCCGCGCGCACCATCGAGCTTGTGTGGTCGACGGGCGCCGCGGTCCCCCGCGTCAACTACCGCACCGGGGAGCGCTTCATGGAAGTGCTGTCCCTCGATCCGGAACACTGCGACCTCACCCGCCTCAATAACGGCGCCCCGGTCCTGAACACCCACGGCCAATACGACCTGTCGCAGGTCATGGGCGTGGTGGAGCGCGCCGCGATCGACGGCACGCAGGGAACGGCCACGGTCCGCTTTTCGGATCGGCCCGACGTCGAGCCGTATTGGAGCGACATCAAGAACAGCATCATCCGGAACGTGTCTGTCGGCTACGCGGTCCGGAAGTACGAGGTGACGCATGAAGAAGGCGCGATGCCAACTTACCGCGCCATCGACTGGATGCCGATGGAGCTTTCCATGGTGCCGATTGGAGCTGATGCCGGCGCCGGCACCCGTTCCGCCGAACCGTCCACCACCCCCTGCCAGATCATCAACCGGGCGTCGCCCGCCAACAAGGAGAGTGCCACCATGCCGGACAGCGTCCAGCACCAGCCGGGCAGCGAACTGCCAGCCGGTCAGAACCGTTCCGCCGATGCCGGCGCCGTGACCGCCGCCGTCACGGCCGAGCGCGCCCGCATCGCCCATGTCAACGACGTGGCGCAGCGTCACGCGCTGGGGGCCGAGTTCATCCGCGCCCATGTCGATGGCGGCACCAGCATCGAGGAGGTCAACGCCGCTGCCCTGACCGCCCTTGCCGCCCGGTCGGAGCAGTCCCCCTCCTCCTCGATCCGCGTCGGCGTCTCCCATGACGACCCGGAGGCTGTCCGTTCGGCCATGGCGGATGCCATCGTCGCCCGCGCCACCTACACCGCCCCGGAGAACGACCGGGCAAGACAGTATGTTCACGTCTCGCTTCTGGATATGGCGAGGAGCCTGTGCGGCATCCGGTCACACAACCCGGACGAGGTTCTCCGTCGTGCCATGCACAGCACGTCGGACTTTCCTCTGCTGCTGGAGGCTGCGGCCAACAAGGTGCTGCTGCGCACCTACCAGGCCGCAACGCCGACTTATCGCAGCGTCGCCCGGCGGCGTGACTTCACCGACTTCAAGCCGACCAAGTTCCTGCAGGCCGGCGATTTCCCCCAGCTCCTCGAATACACCGAGTCGGGTGAGATTAAGGACGGCACCATCTCCGAGGGGCGGGAGACGGTCATGCTGTCGAGCTTCGGACGCGTCATCAACATCAGCCGCCGGGTGTTCGTCAACGACGACCTGGGCGCCTTCAACGATGTCATCGGCATGGCGTCGCGCCGGGTCGCCGATTTCGAGAACGCCACCTTCTATGCCATGATGCTGAAGAATAGTGGCGCCGGCCCGACCCTGTCGGACAGCAAGGCGGTGTTCCACGCGAGCCACAGCAACCTTGCGGCATCGGGCGGCGCCATCGGTGTCTCGACCGTGAGCGACGGCCGGTCCGCCATCCGTAAGCAGACCAGCCTCGATGGCGTTAGGCTGAATCTCGCCCCCTCCATGATCGTCTGCGGCCCGGACAAGGAGACGGAAGCCGAGCAGCTGATTGCTGCGATCCAGCCGCAGCAGCCCGGCAACGTCAATCCTTTCTCCGGCCGGCTGTCCGTCGTGGCGGACGCCAACATCACCGGAAACCAGTGGTGGCTGTTCGCCGATCCGGCGGTCGCCGAGGTGTTCGTCTATGGCTATCTGGCGGGCAATCCCGGCCCCCGCTTCATGACCGAAGAGGGCTTCCGCACCGACGGCGTGGCGCTGCGCGTCACCCTGGATTTCGGCTGCGGCGCGGTCGATTACCGCGGCGGCTACCGCAACCCCGGCAACTGATTCCCCACCCCGATAACGACGGCATGAGGGCGCCCGCTGCGGCGCCTTCGCCGTTTCTGGAGATCACGCGATGAAGAACTTCGTTCAGCCCGGCAAGACGGTGACCGTCGCCGCCCCCTACGACGTCGCCAGTGGCGCCGGCTGTCTGGTCGGCTCCCTGTTCGGCGTCGCCACCATAGACGCCGTCAGCGGCGCCAACGTCGATATCACGACCTGCGGCGTCTACACCCTGCCCAAGACCAGCGCGCAGGCCTGGACCGTCGGCGCCAAGGTCTATTGGGACGACACCAACAAGGTGGCCACCACCACGGCGACCAGCAACACGCTGATCGGCTGCGCCATGGCTGTTGCGGCCAACCCGTCCGCCACCGGCGACGTTCGCCTGAACGGCACGGTCTGACCGTGAGCGTCTTTGACGCCATGTTCGGCGTCCTGTTCGCTGACCCGAACATGGCGTCGGACGCCACATACACCGCCCCCGGTTCCGGCGGCACACCCATTGCTTGCCGCGCCGTCTTCCGCCAGCCCGACACGGAATGGCGCGGGGATGGCGTCGAGGTGACAACGCCTAGCCGGATTGCAGAGGTGCGGGTCTCGGAAGTCCCGGTGATGAAGGAGGCGGGAACGCTCGCCATCGACGGGAAAACCTACACCATCCAGCATGCCAGCCGGCGGGATGCCGACCGCATGCTCTGGCGCCTGGAGTTGCGCTAATGCCCATCGCGGTCCGCGAACAGGTCATTTCCGCCTTCCTGGCGGTGCTTGGCACCGTCACTGCGGAGAACGTCCCCGGCACGATCAAGGTCTATCGGGCGCGGCGCAAGCCCTTGTCCAGCGATGACGATGAAGACCAGTTGCCGGCCCTGGTGCTGCGATCCGCTCCGGCTGGAGCTGAACAGACCAGCGCCGCGGTGACCCGCAATATCGAGCGGATCACTGTCACCGCCGTGCTGAAGGCCGACACCGACGAAGGGCTGGACCAAGCCCTTGCCGATATGTGGGCGGCCATGCAACGCGCCGTCGAAGCCGATCCGACGCTTGGGGGCGTCGCGGTGGACGTGAACCTTGCTGACGCCGACCAGAGCGCGGCCGACGGCGACGGCGACGGCATCGGCGGGGTGGGTGACGTCTTCGCCGCCTATGACGTCGAGTATTGGACCCGGCCGGGCGACCCCTACGCCTTCGCCCCCTGACCCTTCAACCTGGAGACCATCCCCATGACCATCCCGTCCCACCGGGCGGCGGCGGAGGTGCCGACGCCTGCCCACACCTTTGAGCTTCGCGACGGCGAACTCATCAATCTGACGGAGGCGGAGGAGGCCGCGCGCAAGGCTGCCGCTGAAGCGCCCGAGCCCGTCGCGGCGCCTGTCGCCAAGCCCCGCCGCCCCGTCAGCGACGCGTTCGCCGGCGGCGCCCCGTCGGCCGACCAGTAAGGAGCTGCCCCCATGGCAATGAACAACCGTTACGCCGCCCTACTGGCGAAGATCGAGACCACGGAAGGCGTCGACGCCTCCCCGGTTGCCGGCACCGATGCGGTGCTGGTCGAGAACCCACAAATCAGCTTCAATCCGAACATCGTCCAGACCAGCGAAGTGACGGGCAGCCTGGACGGGCGCGGGCCGATCACCGGCGGCATGACGGTGCAGATTACCTGTGACGTCTACCTGAAGGGTTCCGGGGCTGCCGCTACCGCTCCGGAGTGGGGCAAGCTGCTGAAGGCCTGCGGCTGGGCAGAGACGATCACCAGCACGGCGGTTCCTGCGTCTGCCGAAGCTGCCACCGCCGGCACCACCACGACGCTGACGCTCGGGTCCAGCGCCAGCAGCACGGCGCAAACCTACCGCGGAATGCCGCTGCTGCTGACCGGCAACCCGGCGGCCGGCGCCACGTCTTTCGTGTCGGACTACACCGCCGGCAAGGTGGCCACGCTGGCTGACACGTTCGGCACGGCGCTGTCGACCGGGACCAGCTATCAGGTTCCGGTGAACGTGCTTTACAAGCCCGCCTCCACCTCCATTCCGTCGCTGACCCTGTACCTCTACAAGGACGGATTGCTCTACAAGGTGGTTGGCGCCCGCGGCAACGCGACCATGCGACTGACCAGCGGCAACGCCGGCCGGTTCAGCTTCACCTTCACCGGTATGTTCGTCAGCAAGACGGATGCCAGCGTGCCGACCGGGCTTGTCTATGACACCACCCGTCCGCCGATCTGGAAAGGCGGCAAGGCGCTGGTCAATCGCGTGGCGTCGGCCATGTCGTCGCTGTCCGTCGAGTTCGGCAACAGCCTGACCAACCCGGACAACCCCAACTCGGCCGAAGGCTACGACCCCTCCATCATTACGGCCCGCAACATGACAGGTTCGTGTGATCCCCTGGAGGTGCTGGTCGCCACCCGCGACAGCATGGCCGCCTTCCGCGCCGGCACAGCGCAGATTATCCATGCGTCCTACGGTATCGCCGTCGGAAACCGCGTGGGCCTGACCCTCCCGGCGGCGCAGTACACCAACTTGCAGCCGGGCGACCGCAACGGGTTGATGACCCTGACCCATCAGTTCTCCTGCAACGGTCAGGACGCGGGCGGCTTCATCTGCCTCTACTGACTCCGCGACCCCGGCGGCAACCGGGCAACCAGTCGGCGACGGCCGACGGGGCGATTTCGTGCGCCTGACGCGGGTGGTGTTGCCGGCGCCACCCGCCCCCTTCCCGGCAGAGGACCCCCTCCATGCTCCCCATTTCGTCCAAGGACATCGTCCACTTCACCCCGCGGCTGGACTTCCTGGCCCATCTGCGTGACCTCCAGGAAAACGCGCGGGATGCCAAAACGAAGAATGGGCTACAGGCGACGATTGACCTCGTTCAAGCCGGGATCGACGCGGCGCCGCAGCCGGTCTACCGCCTCGCTGTGCCGAGCCACCTCCAGCGCGCCGCATTCCGCCGCGACCTTCTGGCGACCGGCGCCACCTATGCAGGCGACAAGGCGCTCTATGCCGCTTTGCGCGCCGATATCGAGGCCATTTCTCCCGACAATCTGGCGGAGGCGCTGGAGATCATCGACGCCGTTGAGGCGGTCGGAAATCCGGCCGACGCGGATCCGGAACTGCGCGACCGCTATACGGAAATCGCCCGCATCGCCCGCGGGCTTGGCGGGCGCTATGCCGGAGTGGAAGGCGACTTTGAATATTACCTTTCGGTCGCTCCCTTCATCGCCTGCCGTCACTTCCTGATGGGATGGGAGGGCGTGAAGGACGCCGCCGGCACCGATGCGCCGTTCATCCGCCGGGCCAATCTGACCACGGACGAGACGCTTGGCCATCTGGACGAAAACGAGCTGCGGGCGGTCGGGTTCAAAATCCTCAACCTGATGCAGCCGACCAAGGCCATGGAAAAAACTCCGTATCGCCGTCGCGGTCAGCCTCCAGCCGGACGCTTTCCCCGACGGCGAAGAAGCGCCCGACGGCTCGGCGTGGGAAATCTTCGGCGAACGGTACGAGCGCAACCCCCGCCTGAACCTGTCCGACGGGGACCTTGAAATGGTGCGCTACTGGCGCGCCTACCGGCCCCATCCCGGACGCATCGGCGGTATGGCCGCCGGCATCATCCCCGCCACCGGGCACCTTCCGGAGTCCGGTGGCTACGGCGACCAAGCCGCGATCATGCTCGACGCCTTCGAGATCATGAGCGGGGCGGAAGCCGAACTCCTCGCAATGGAACGCTGATGCGTAGGCCGCCGGTCACTATGCCGGCGGTCTACGTACGCACGTAGCTACGTCCTGGTTTTGACCTGGATCAAAACCGCCATTCCCATCGAAACCGGAGCATGCCCATGGCTGGCCGCAACGTCACCGCTCGCTTTGCTGTAGAGGCCGACGTCGCGCAGGCGAAGCGCGACCTTGAAGCGGTGACGCAGCAGATCGACCAGCTCGGCAAAACCCGCGTCGACGGCGCCCGGCAGGAATTGGAGCAACTGAACGCCACCACGTCCAAACTGGCGGCCGGCTATACCGCCCTGTCGGAGGACCAGCGCAAGGCCTACCAGCAGCGCGAACAGGACGCACAGCAGGTCGACAAGCTCCGCCGCACCTACAAGACGCTGGAGGGTGCGCTTGAGACGCTGGACGTCCAGGTCAAGAACGGCTGGCGGTCGATGGAGGAGGCCGCCCGGCTGCAGCCGCAGCTTGCCGCCGCCTATACCCGGACCGGACAGGCCACGCGCCAAGCCGGAGCGGACCTACAGGCGGGCGCCGCTGCAACGAAGATGGCGGCGGCGGCACAGGATGCGGCGGGGGAAAGCGCCGGCCGGCTGCGCGGCGTGATGGGCAATCTCGGTTATCAGATCCAGGACGTCGCCGTTCAGGCGCAGATGGGAACGAATGCTTTCGTCATCATGGCGCAGCAGGGGCCGCAAATTGCGAGCGCCTTCGGCCCGGCCGGTGCGGCAATCGGCGCAGTAATCGCCATTTCGGCGGTAGCGGCAGGGGTTGTTTTCGGGCTTGGGAAAAGTGCGGAGACGGCGGAAACCGCTTTCACCTCCTATGCAAAGGCGCTCGGATTTGCGGCGTCGGCATCTGATAAGACGCGGACCGCTTCCGAAGGTGCGAAGGCTGCCCTTGACGCGGAAGCGCGCTCTACGACCGCCGCCGCAGAGGCGCGCCTTGCGAAGGCGCAAACGGAGCTGAAGGCGCTTGAAGCCGCGATGACCATGTCAGCGTCGGGCGATGCAAGCGCGAATGCCGGCGCGGCGCTCACCTACCTTTTCAAGTCCAGCGACGTCAAGGAACTCGCGCAAGAGGTGCTGATCCTCCGTGCGGCACTTGGACAGTATGCGGACGGCGCCCGCGATGCGGCAATCCAGACCGAGAATGGCGCCGGCAAATTGCGCGACGCCAGAAACGCAATCGAGGACTACCGCGCAGGTCTGCGTCAACAGATCGTTGAGCTAGGCGTTGAGGTATCGACTTTCGGTGCGTCGGTAGAAGCGAAGTTGCGCGCCAAGCTGGAGATGGAAGCGCTCACCAAGGCGCACGCCGCCGGCCGGACCGAGATCGACGCCGGCACCCGCGCGCTGATCGGACAAGTTGTCGCCCTACAGAGCCAAGTCGATCATTTGGACGCCTCGAAAAGGGCGATGGAGGAAGCCGCCAAGGCCGCCACCATCCTTGCCACCGCACAGGCGCGGGCCGGTGCGTCGCTTTTCACCACAGAGGCAAATCTTGACGCCAAGATCGCGGCCCTGAAGGGCGGTGAGGAGGCGATGAAGGCCTATGCCGCCGAACAGGTCCGGTCTGCGGCCCGGTCGAAAGCCTATGATGACGCCATCAAATCCGGTCTTTCGCCCCTCGACGCCACCGCGGAGGCTAACCGCGTTGCCACCAAGGCGGCGGAGGCCTATCGGCTGGAGTTGGAGCGCACCGAGAAACTAAGGGCTGGCAGCAAAGCTGAGACGCAAGCGGAGCGGGACGCCAAGGCGCATGAAAAGACCATCGAACAGGCCGACAAATACATAGACCGGCTGAAGGGCGAAACAGACGCGCTTGGACTATCCGAGCGGGAGCGTTTCGTCGCCAACAAGGCGATGGAGTTTGAGCTACAGAACCGCGGCAAACTGTCCGGCTCCGAAATGGATACCTATCTCGCCAAGGTGAAGGAGGAGGCCGGCGCGCTCTATGACAGCACGGAAGCCCGCAAAGCAAAGGCCAAGGCGGAGGAGGAGTCTGTCCGCGCGCTGGAGAAATACCAGCAGGACGTCACCCGTGTGGCAACCGATATCGGCAAGGATATCTCTGAAAACCTGTGGGACCAGATCACCGGCGAGGCCAAGGCCGGTGACGCGCTCCAGTTCTTCAAGAATTGGGCAAAGCGTCTTGCGGTGGAGATGCTGAACCAAACCATCGTCCTGCCGGTCACGATGCAGATCGTCGGCTCCATGCCGTCGCTGTTCGGTATCCAGGCGCCGGCCGGGGCGGCGGCTAATCAGAATGGCGGCATGAGCGGATTGGCCGGCAAAGGCCTGTCGCTCGGGTCCAAGCTCATCCCAACCGACGGGCTAATGTCGTCCGTCGACCGGTGGGGCTATTCGGCCCTGGGCATTGGCTCTCAATCGTCCCTGTTGGCTGGGCAGACCGTGCTTGCTCCGTCTGCTGAAGTCCTTGCATCTCAAACCGCCATGCTCCAGGCCGCAAACCCCGGATTGGCTGTCACGGCTGCCCCGACCGTAACGGCTGGGTCATCTGGCGGCGCTGCCGGTGGCGTGGCTGCCGGAACGGGTCTGTCGGCCTATCTCGGGGCGGCGGCAGCCGGCGGTGTTGGCGGCATGCTTGGCGGCTACCTGGGCACGGCGACCAACTCCAAGGCGGTTGGCGGCCTCTCCGGCGCGGCTCTTGGCGGCGGTGCGGCCTATTTGGCATCGGCGATGGAGCTTGGTTCCATCGGCGGCCCGGTGGGTATAGCTATCGGCGCTATTGTCGGCGGTGTGCTGGGAATGCTCGGCACTCAGAAGGCCACCGTTGGCAAGACGGCGTCGGCTGACGTGACGATCAATGCCGGTGGGCGGTCGGCGACGTTCGGCAACGTCCAGACCGATAACGAAGGCGATCCTGCGGCGGGCAAGGCTCTAGGCACCGCTCTGTCCGGCATCTTCAGCATCGCGGCCATGGGCGGCGGCTCTCTCGCCAAGAACTTCGGTATCGGCCAGACGGAGGCCAAGGGTCTCTACGTCGGCGGCTCTGTCCCTTACCGCGAGTTCGGCAAAGGTGACAACGCCATCGGCGATGCTCTCCGGTACATGCTGTTGGACCAGGGCGGATTGCAGGGCGGCGGGGCGAATACCATCGCCGCGTTGAAGGCGACCAAGGCGAAGGATTGGGAAGAGGCGACAAAAGATATTGCTCTTGGTGCCTCTATCGATGCCGGGACTACCGCCCTGGCTGCCCTGGATAAGTCGCTGAACAGCTTCACCAAGTCCGCCAAAGAGACCACGGCGGAAGCCATGAAGCCTATGTTTGAGGAGATGGAGCGGGCCAAAAAGCTGGGCCTAGACGGGGCTTATAAGGCACTCGCCACTGACCAGCTTAAGGCGGCACTTGACCAGATTAGAAACCCGGTTGATTACACGCAGCGCGAACAGCAAATGGCGGCGCTGACCGGGCAGTTCACGGCAATCCGGGACGCGGTGGCGCAGCTCAACCCCGAGATGGCCGCCTATGTGGACCAGATCGAGGCGGAGACCCGCGCGCGGATCAAGGCACAGACCGCGCAGGAAGCCACCGTCATGCTGAACGAGGCGATGGGGCGGGGCTATCTGAACCAGATCGAGGATCTGCAGAAGGCTCGCGACATCAACGCCCGCAACTTGGCCGCGGTGGGGCTGGACGTCTCGACGGCCGGTGACATCTTCAACGCCTCCCTCACCAGCCTGTTGAGGGGCTTGGACGATGCGTCGCTGTCCGTGGTCGCACAGTCCTTTACGGGCGATATCTCCGCTCTGGCAACGACGCTCCGGAACGCCAGCAGTGCGGCTGTGTCGTTCGCCACCGATATTGCCGGCCGGGTTCAAACGGCGCTTGGCAATGACCGGGGCGCGTCGCTCATTGCTCTGGATGCACAGCAAGCGGCAGCGCTCGCCACTGCCCGCGCCAGCGGTTACGACACGACTACGCTTCAGCAGGTCCAGGCGACCGAGCGGGCTGCGCAGGCTTTCAAGTTGGCACAGTCTGACGTTTTGGCCGCCTATGATAAGCAGATTGCAGCACAGCAGGAGTATGTTGCATCCCTCACCGACGGTGCGGTAAAACTGGCACAGTCGGCGCGTGAGTTTCGATCCGCCTACGATGCTTTGGCGCTCAACGACAATTCACCCCTGAACGCCAAAGACCGGCTGGATGAGGCGCGGCGGCAATTCGGAACCGCACTCACTACTTACCGAGACAGTGGGGCGACTGCCGAAGAGCGAGACGCGGCAAAGCAGACCCTGCTGTCGCTCGGCCCCTCGCTTGTGCAACTCGCGAGGGGATTTTTCGGCTCAACCTCCACCACGGATTACGACCGGGTCCGGTCGGTGTTTTCGGAGCTTGGCGACGCCACCGCTCTTGGTGTGGACACTGCCGAACAGCAGCTTGCAACGGCAAACGCCACCCTGAAGGAGTTGCAACGCCAGCGGGCAGACGCCGCCGCGTTGGGAGCAAGGCAATACGGCGCACAGACCGAACTCAATAGTACCATGGCGCAGTCTCTTGTCATTTGGCAGGCGCAGCTTGCGGCGCTCCAGGCCAGTGCGGGAGGCTCGTCCAGCACGGCCCCGACCTACATAGACAGCCGATATGCGCGGTTGCAGGCCTTCACCAATGACCAGATAGAGCAAAACTTCGGCAATTTCAGCGACATCCGCGCCGCTCGGGCCGCTAACCCGGATTTCAATCTTGCCGAGTGGTTCCGGGGCGCCGGCATTGCTGAAGTGTTGGCGGGGACGCGCAAAATCCCCGGCTTTGCGGCCGGCACTCTTTCCACACCGCCGGGCGCGGTTTGGGTCGGAGAAAATGGGCCGGAGTTGCTGTGGCAAGGCGGCGCGGCGGCGGTCGCCTCATCCGTCGATAGTCTGCGCATCGCGCGGGCTTTTGAAGCGGCCAATGATCGCTGGTCGGGCAACGTCACTCCTATCCGATCCCCCTCCACCTCCTCGATCAACACGCGCGGCATTGAGCAACGTCTTGACCGCGCCGTTGCCGTCCTAGAGCGGGTGGTGGAGGCGATAGGCGCGGGCAATGAGGAAGCGGTCCCGGCCCTTAAGGCGCTGGTCAGGCAAGGCGCGCGGTCGCCTGTCCCGCTCGGTCGGCGTATGTAGTTTACGAGGTTCCCCATGCCCTACCTGATGCGTGCGGAGCCGTACGACGCCGATCTAGGCGCCGTGCGGCCCGTCTACCGTTCTGACACGGGGTTTACGACCGAGCCGGGAGACAGTCCCTCAAACACCTACTTCGTGCGACGGATCGACACTCCATTGACCGTCAAGCGCAGCCTCTACAACGGGACTTCCATCGGCGGTTATTCGGAGACCTCCTTCGGCTCCGTCACGCTCGGCAACGATGATGGAGCCGATGATTGGCTGGCTGAAATGGATTGGGATGGCCGTCTGGTCGAAATCCTTTACGCCCCCCTGGCGCGGCCGACGCTGGCCGACTTTGGGGTGTTGTTCTCCGGCGCCGCTGAGCAACTGGTCCTAGGCGACGCCATCGAAATCCAACTGCGCGACTTGCTGGTATTGCTGGATACGCCCGCCAGCCGCGGGCAGTTCGGCGGGGCTGGCGGCATCGACGGAACAGCGGAACTGAAGGGGCGGGAAAAGCCATGGCTGATCGGCCGGCGGCGGCAGATTGAGCCGGTGCTGATCGACGCGGCGAACAACGTCTATATGGTCGACCCGGCCGGCTTCTCCGCCCTGTTGGCGGCTCGGGACAAGGGCGTCGGCTATCCGTCAGCAGTGGGGGACTATGCCACCTATGCCGCGCTGGTCGCCGCGTCCCTCACCGGCACCAACGTGGCCACGTCCAAGGCAGCCGGGCTGATCCGTCTCGGGCAAAAGCCATCCGGGCGCTTCACCGTCGACGTGGAAGGGGTGAAGGTCTCCGGCGCCTGGATTTACCGCTTTGCCGATCTGGTGCGCCATCTGGTCACCAGCATGACGACGCTATCCGACGTTGACCTGGACGGCTCATCTTTCACCGCCTTCAACACGAAGCAGCCGGCGGTGTTGGGCTACTGGTGCGACGGCTCCAACGTGCCGAAGGTGCGCGACGTCATCGACCAGTTGTCGGCGACTGTCGGGGCTTATTGGGGGTTCGGTGATGACCGTCTTTTGTCCCTAGGGCGCTACGAGGGGCCGGCGGCAACTGCCCACTATGAGTTCGGCGCGCGGGACATCATCGACCTGACCCCGGAGGCGGTGGAACGGCGGATGAAGTCCCTCAAGCTGGGTTACCGCCCGTTCGGTGTCACCTTCACCGCCGAGGAGCTGGACCAAGTCAACGTCCTTCCGGCCGACCGGGAGGCCTTCCAAAATGAATACCGGTGGACCGCCGTGGCGACCAACGCGGCGGCTGAAGCGGCGTCATTGCTGGCGACCGAAGATGAGGCGCAAACCCTGTTCGATGCGGAAGCGGACGCTGTGACCGAGCGGGACCGGCGCCTGTCGCTCTATGCCGCCAAGCGGAAAGGCTTCTCCGTCACGGTCCCAATCACTCCAGGGCTGACGGTCGGTCACACGGTCAAGCTGACGGACGACCGCTTTGGACTGAATGCGGGTTGGCGCGGCGTCGCCCTGGAGATCGAGCGAAACGCCAACGATGAAACCCTGACCATGAAGGTGTTGGGCTGATGCACGCGCTATGGAAGAAACCGACCGATGACGGGGCCTATTCCGAAGGGTCATGGGTCGACACGGGCGGGCTGTCGCTGGACAACCTGAAGACACAGGACGTGATGGAGCTTGCCCGGTCGACCGACACGGCGGAGTCCTCCACATGTTGGCGGATCGACTTCGGTCGGCTGGTGCCGCTGAGCCTCTTCGCCATCCTCAACCACAACGGCACGGTCCAGGCCAAGCGCCGGCACGTCGTCACCAACAGCCCGACCAACAGCGGCGCCCCGGTCTACGACACCGGCATGGAGCGGATGCGGGTGGCCACCGAGATTTGGGGCGGGCGTCCGTTTGGGGCCTTCGCCTTCGACGGCATCGACACGGCGGCTTATCCAGGTGGCACCATCGACCTGCATTTCTCCCCCTCCACCGTCTACGGCCGATATCTCTTCACCTACCTGAGCGACGTTGACAACCCGGCCGGCTATTTCCAGGCGGGCCGCTTCATGGCGGGTGAGGCGTGGTCGCACCGGGTGAAGTACGGGTTTCAGGTCCGGACGGTGGACCCGAGCGAAACCCGCCGGACCCGTGGCGGCCGGCGCCTGGTTAGACGGCGTCCGCGCTACCGGACCATGACGATGACCTTCGAAGCGATGACCGAGCGGGACGCCTACGCCACCGGCTTCGAGATCGAAAACCAACTGGGCAAGGTCGGGGATTTCCTGTTGGTCTACGACCGAGACGATGACCCCTCCGTCCAGTTCCGCCGAACCATTTACGCCGCGCTGGTCGATACCGCCGGCATCACCACCACGTCGCACCAGCGCTACGGCTGGTCGATGACTGCGGAGGAGCTGATCTGATGGCGACCTTCAACGGGCGCAATTGGACGGTGGCCGATATGCTGCCGTTCAAATACGTGGAGAATTGGGACGACTTCTTTGACGACGTCATCGCCGAGATGGAGGCACGGTCCACCGGGGTAGGCTCCGCACGGGATCAAGCCGTTGCTGCCGCTGCGGCGGTGACACCCGCGGTGCCCATCGTCACCTCCGCACGCGACCAAGCCGTTGCCGCCGCCAACACCGCCGCGTCCATCGTCAAGAGCGCTGACGTGACCGAGCGGGCCGGCATGCCGCCATGCTTGGACTGGCTGTTCACGTCGGCCGCTGCCGTCCCGAGCGGCGTTATCACCGGCACGTCCGGCAAGTGGGTTCGTGGGCAAAGCGGGTTGTGGACATTTGTCCCGGCTGGGATCGCGCCCATCGAATACGGGATGTCCGGCGATGCCCGCGGCATACGAGTTGAAAGCGCGGTTCCGAACCCCATCCTGTACCCCAGCGACTTCAGCAACGTGGCGTGGACGAAGAGCGGGTCGGGCACCGTTACGCCCGACGCCAAAGTTGCGCCGGATGGCACGCTGACTGCCGATCTGCTGTCTGATACCGACAGCGGCACTGACGCGGCTTACTGGCAACAGATATTCACGATTGCGAACGACACGTCGACGCGCTGCCTCAGCACTTTCTTGGCGCAGGGCACGGCGGCGGCAAGTGAAATCAGGGCCTTTCTCGTGGGCGGCTCTGTCCCGTTATCCGCCGGTGTGGTCGCAAAGGTGACTTGGAGCGGGCGCGCGGTGACCGGATCGCCTGGGGCTGTGGGTGACGAGGATGCCAACGGTTTCCTGCGCCTGTCTGTGCCCATCACAAACAATGGGACCGGCAACACCACGCTGATCGTCCGGGTCTACCCTGCAACCAACGCCACTGGAGTGACCGGCACTGCTTATGCGTGGCATGCACAGATCGACCCCGGCGACACGCCGTCGTCCATCATCCCCGGCGCCACGACAGGCGCTGTGGCGCGTTCGGCAGACGTCAACGTGCGGCCGTTGTCGCAGGTGCCCGGCTGGAACCCGAGCGAGGGGACAATTTACGGCGAGTCGCGCACAGCGGCGTCACTGCCCAGCAGTGCGCAAGTGCTTGTCCAATATGACGATGGCTCTTTTAGCAACCGCTTGTGCGTCTACCGCAATACTTTCGGCGAAATACATTGCATTGCCGTAGTTGGTGGATCGAATTCCGTTAACCTCAACCTCGGCGTGGTAGCCAACAACACGGATATCCGCGTCGCGTTTTCTTGGAAGGCGGGCAGCTTCGCGGCGTCGCTAAACGGAGCCGCCGCAGTGACTGCGGTAACTGGGGCGTTGCCGGCCGGATTAACAACCAAGCGTGTCGGAAACGAGACGGGTAGCTACAGCGCCTGGGCCAGCACGATCCGGCGCGACGTTCTGTTCCCCCGCGCTCTTCCCGCCGCCTCCCTTCCAATCCTGACCGCGTGAGGCTGACCATGCAGACCCTACGTTTACGCGCGGCTGACGAGGCCACGCTTGCCGCAGCCCTGCCGATGCTCCGCGGGGCCGATGACGAAGGTGCGCCGTGCTGGGTGACCAGCGGGCCGCTGTGTGAGGTGAGGATCATCGGCGCTCTGCCGCTGACTGCCCCTGTGGTCAACGACGTGCTGGAAATCGTCGAGCCGGCGACCTTTGCCGAAGGCTGGCACTTGAATGTCAGAGGGCCGCGCATCGGCGCCGATCCGGCCGCGTGGGCGGAGCTGCTTGAAGCCGCTGCCCCGTACACCCTGACCGAAATCGCTCTACCGCGTGAGAGGTTCCTGCCATGACTATGTCCGTCGCTACGCCGAACAGTAACGGCCTTATGGGCAGCCGGCATGCGGAGCTTGTCCAGACCACCATGATTTGGTGCGGCACCTCCGCTGGATCGGCCAACGCCCAAGTCATCTCCCCCGAGTTCGCGCCTCTGTCGCTGACCGGGCATCCCAGCTTCGTCTTCGTGGCGGGCTTCACGAACGCTGGGCCGCTGACGCTGTCATTCGGCAACGCGGTGAGCCTGGGAGCGGTCAGCGTCCGCCGGCCGGACGGAACGGCATGTGCTGGTGCAGAGGTACAGGCCGGCTACGTCTACACAGTCGTGCTGGACGCCAACGGCTATTTCCGGCTCGTCGGCTCCCCGTCGCTTGGAGCCGCGCCAGTGTGGGGCGGCACGTCTACCGGATCGGCCAATGCCCAAGTGGTCACCCCGTCGCCGGCAGTATCCACCCTGTCGCCCGGCCAGATTGTCAACTTCATCGCCGGTTACACCGCCACGTCGGCGACTCCGACGCTCCAAGTCTCCAGCTTGGCGCCCGTAACCCTGATCCGGCGCAGCGGGGCTCCGCTGGGCAGCAACGACCTTGTCGCCGGCCAGCTCGTTGAAGCTCTGTATGACGGGGCCAATCTGCGTCTGCTGACCGAAGCGCCCGTGTATTCGCTGGTGATCGGCGACGCCGAAGACGGGGCGACCGGCGGATGGTCTGGTCAGTCGCAAACCACCATCACCAACACGACCGAAGCCGCAAAATCGGGGAGCCGCTCCTACAAGGTGGTGTGTTTGGGCGGCGGTGCAAATTTCTGGAGCGCCTTCGCAGTGCCGGTGATCCCGAACAAGCCTGTCACCCTCAGCGTGTTCTGCAACCAGCTGGCCGGCGGCAACATGGTCGCGCGACTGGCGACCAATGCCTCCGACGGGACGGACCTCGGTGGCGGCAGCCGCAGCCTCACCACGGGATGGGCGCGGTATATTTTCACGCTCATGCCGACAATCCAGACCGTCTACCTGCAAGTCTATTCACCGACAGGGACTGCATCCACAACCTATGTGGATGACATCAGCATCCTTCAGTAAACCGCGACAACATTCCAATCCCTGTCCACCCCCGGCGCCCGCGAGGCGCCTTTTTCATGCCCGGAGGATCTGAACCATGGTGACGACCACCACCGAATCCATCATCGACACCATCCTCCGCCGGGAGGGCTGGCCGCGCTACACTGACCGGTCCAGCGACCGCGGCGGGCCGACGAAGGGCGGGATCACTCTGGAGGCGCTGACGAGCTGGCGGAAGCGCCCGGTCACGGCAGCCGACGTCGCCGCGCTCGACGAGGCCGAGGTGCGAGCCATCTACCGCGCCAACTATATCGAGAAGCCGGGCTTCGCCGGAATCACCGACGATGCCCTGCGCGCCTTGGTCATCGACTCCGGCGTCAACCATGGGCCGGCCCGCGCTGGGGCGTGGCTGCAGGATGCGGTGAACGATCTGGCGGGCCGCCCGGTGCTGAAGGTCGACGGGGCCGTCGGGCCGAAGACGCTGGCCGCCGTCAACAGCGCTGACGTGGCCGGGCTGTGGCGCTCGGTCTTCGCCCAGCGGATGACTTTCTACGGCGACCTGATCTCGGGCGATGCCCGGAAGCGTGGCCGCACCGACGATCAGGCGCTGAACGCCGCTGGCTGGCTCAACCGGCTGGCTGAGTTCATGGAGGTGTAGCCTCCATGCCTCCCCAACGCCGGGCGATCAAGGTCGCCATGCTGCGGTGGCAGGCAGCATGTGGACTCGTTGCCGATGGCGGTTAGGAAGGTGACAGCCACTGGAATGGTCCTAGGCTGATGCATTCCTACCAATGGCGTCGCACGGCAGCTCCCGATTTCCTATTTTTAGGATTTTTGTCTTTACGGGTGCGCGCCTGAAAGGCATTGTCTGTCTGCGCGTATTGAAGATGCTGGCCAGCTTTCACTCTTCACGAACCATCGCTCCACCGATGTAGCGGAGACGCATCCATGTCCGTCCAGACCTTCAACCCGTCCGACCTGTTCCAGTCTGCCGCCAACTGGGCGGTATCCCAGCGCATCGTCGGCAATTTCGCCCCGCATGCGCAGGTCGCGCCGAACCTGACATTGGCGCTCGATCCCGGCAATCTGCTGAACGGCACCACCCTGACCGAGGTAAACGCCCAGTCCGTCGGCCCCTTCGCGCCCCCGTCCAGCGGTTTCCGAATCGACCGCGTGGTGGTGGACCGCAGCACCGGTGCTGCAGCAATCGTAACAGGCGCCGCCAACAGCCTAACCCCGCCGGCGATTCCGGCCGGAAAATTGCCAGTGGCCCGCGTGATGCTGCTTCCGACGACGGACGCCATCACCAATACGCTGGTTGTGGACGAGCGGACCATCTATGACAGCGGTTCTGCCAATAATCCGGTCACCAGCCGCATGCAGCGTAACGGCGTCGATCAGACTGGCGTCCCCCACAATTCCTTGACGAAGGTCATGTTCACCTCGGCTACGGGCAACAACGCAGGTGCCTTCGATCCTGTTAGCAGCCGGTTCACCCCATCCATACCCGGCACCTACCAAATTTACGCCCAACTCACAATTCCCGCCATGACCAACGGTTATGGCGTCGCTATCTACAAAAATGGAAGTGTGATTTCGCAAAGCATCCTCGTTCCCGGTGGATCCACCAACGTCACGGCCACAGCCATGGATAATGTCACGTTCAATGGAACGACGGACTATGTTGAGGTTTACGGATACCAAACGACCGGAACAACGGGCACGTTCATCGGAGGAAACCACCAGACCTATATGACGACAGCTCTTATCCGTTAGAAATCGGAGATTGGTCACAGTGCGTCTTTGCCTTCTCAGGAGGGTCAAGGCGAGGAGTTGGACTGCTTTGGTGGAAATGTCGCGGTAGATAGCCGGCTGACCACCCTTTCATCGGCCAGCAGAGCAACCCGCGCGTCCCATCCGTCCTAGCTGAGTTTCCAGACGCCCGGCTTCTCACCGGGCGTCACCAGCCCCAGGTCTTGGCACTCCTCCAGCAACCAGTCCGGCAGCACCTCGGCGCCGGGAGCGCGGACTTCACCTGTATCCGGATCGGCCGTCAGCAGGCACAT